TCACATGGCTGTCACGTTTTCCCTGTGGCGGGGTAGCTCAGGTGGTTAGAGCAGCGGAATCATAATCCGCGTGTCGGGGGTTCAAGTCCCTCTCCCGCTACCATTCATCTTCAATGAGAATGTACCCTGTAGCGCGATTTCGGAATTTTGACAGGAGAAATCGGAATTTCGCCAGTTTCTGATCAGTGTGTCAAAGTCGCTATCGCAGGCGTATCGGCCACTGGCAAAATAGCTTGACCGCGTCCTATACTGTCTTCCATGTCCGACGACCCATACCGACCCAAATATAAGTGGCGGCGCACGCAGCTGGACCAGAATGACCCGCCTACCGACTTTGACTGGATCGGCTATGACGGCGATGGAGCTGTAGGCAGAGTTAGAAAAGAAGCGCACGGCCCGACCAAAGGTAAATGGCATTGGGCGGGCTGGTATCCTCGAACGTTCAAGGGGACGCCGCCGACGCCCAACGCTGGATACTCTGATTCATGTCGCCTTGCGATGCAAAAATGCGAAGAGTATTGGGACCTCTCAAAACACGTTATGACAAAGCGTTGAGCTGCTTTGGCCGCTCAAGGGGACTTCTCGGGGAAAGTGCCGAATGCCCGAAGGCAGACCGTTTTCACCTCTTCAAGCGTGCCTGCCGCAATGAATGTCTTTCCCTTCCCCTTGGTTGTTATGGCGGGGTCAATTCGCCACTCTTCAGCTATCCCACTTAACGCAGCAACTATGCTGTTCTTTTCGTCGAGATAAACAAAATCGACTGAAAGTCTTACGGGTTGATTGCTGCGGTTTGCGATTGAATAGGAAGTTTCCAGCTGCATCATATCTGACTGTATGTCCTTCACCTCCCTTGCAGAGAAGTTATTGAGGATAAAGCCAGCTTCATCGATCGAGAACTTCTGAAAATCGGCAAGAGACATGCATATCGCAGCCGCTGGAGTGTTCTGCGTGGCCGCGACCGCGTGATCAGACGCGAATGCGACGTTTGGGTACCAGGCAATTACAAACAGAAAAAATAAGGCTCGCTTCAAAATCATCACTCCTTCAGCAGGCTACGGACTGAGTGACCTTAATTGCATTTCGTGACCGCAAGCTCAACGCAGTTTTGAAGCCGCTTTGAGCGTGGTTCAAGGTGCCCTTAAGGACCCCCTCAAATCAGTATTGTTGAGAGCGCCTCGCGTTTTCCGCAGCTTGGCTGCCACTCGATTGCCCTGGCCTTTACCGGACGGACATTTAAAGGTCCTACGGCCTCACAAGACCGAGGCGAGGTACGAGGCCCTCAGTGATCACGCACCGCTGAAGCCAAGCGACATCAGCGGTGGGTGGTGCCGAAGCGCCGAATGCCGGCACAAACTTGTAGCTTGAATTGGCATCGGTATTGCCCGCATCGCAGGGTATTCCGCCATAGACGATAGGCATCCACCCACCCAAGCCAGAAGCGCCAGATTGCGGGCTCCACATCAAGCCACCGCCGCTATAGGTTCGAAGCCCGTTGTTCGCCCGCGTCACAAAGCTGGTGAATGGATGACGCTGCAAGGGATTGGCTTTCGCGAGCATAATGGCAGTGACGGTTTTACCGGACATCGAGGCCCGCTCCGTCGCATCGAACGAATTCGATATGGACGAAAAATGCCCGTTAGCGTCTGCCGGCTTGACCTTGGCCGAGTATGCCGCACCTGTGCCAGGGTGGATATTTGCCGGGTCGGTATCCTTGGTTGCCGAACCGGCCGACACGGCAGAAAAGTTAACCGGAAGCGCGCCAGACCAGTTTGAAAGATCGCCGTTGACGAACAGGTTCGTTCCGATCGGCAACTCCATCCAGCTGACGGTTGCAAACGCCGCCTTCTTTGCTTTCCTGAAGGACGCCATAAGCGCACCGGCAGCGAGACGCGCACCCTCATCGTTACCTTGGGTATCGGACGGGTGGTACACGGGCGAGACATCGTTTGTCCGGTAAAGGATCGGTGCCTTGCCTGCGTCGATATAAAGCTTGTGGGTATCGACAATGGTAAGGCTCGGGAAAACCGATGCCACGCCGAGGATGGCGTTATAAACCTTGTCGTATCCGGCGTTGTCGCGCCACGGGTTTTGGGTGGTGATGACCTGCGGCACGTCCTTCCATTGCCAACTGATCAAGCCGATGACCGACCAGAACAGCCCGCGCCCGATCGCCAGATCATTTCCCGGCGTTTCGAATGACGACATGTTGTGGCCGTGATGGGTGATGGCCACATCAGGCTTCGGGATAGCGTCGATAGCGGTCGGTTTGCGGGACGCTTCAAACATGCAGCCGGCGACTTGAGCGGGAAGAGCAGCCAGCCAGAAGTCAATCGTCTGAGACGTTCCATTTCGGATGACAACCGGTGCGGCATAGTCCTTTGGACCATTGGGAGAGGAGCCGCCCCATTCAGCCCAGCGGTGCATGATGACGGTGGCGTTGTAGAGATCGCCGAGAGCGAGGGCGAATTTGTAGTACGGCCCGTATTCGGAATAACCGGTGCTGTCGGTGTTTGCGAAAATATTGACGTTCTGGCCAGCTCCTAGCTTGGTCTTCAGCGGTCCAAAGCCAGAGCTGATCTCCTTGACCGAGAAAACGTCTGCCTCATTCGCTGACTGCGCCAGTGGGCCATTCTGCGGCAGGATAAGAGGCAGGGTCGCAAACTGCATCAGGTGTTGTCCCAAACGGTCAGCGTTTTACTGGCCGGATTATTGCGTGCGACCAGGCGCAAGCTCGGAAGCTTGGCTATGCGGACGATAGGCGTGGACGTGCGATGAAGTGTGGCGACGGTTGCCCAATCTGCATCGACGGAAACGCGCGCCTGAACGTCCACCGTGGTCAGGTCGCTGGTCGCAGCGAGCTGAAGGAATGTTTCGTCCGCTGGCGTCCAGGCGTTGCTTTCGAAGGTTTCGGCGATGGTGGTGAGCCTGATCATGGGTTGCCTCCTTCAGGCCAGACGATGGATGTGACGGCCTCGGCCGTTGTGGCGGCCAAAACGCTCACGGTCAGTTCACCGAGCAGCGTCTGGCACCTGACGACATGGGCCTTTCCATCGCGCCCGGCCTGCTGAATTTGTGCCGCGTTGTGCATCTTCCACGCCCACACTCCGGCTGCGTCGCAGACCCAAAATGGCGTTGTCCAGTTCGCCGGCAGGTCTGGCATGATGCTGTCGGTCACAGAACCCATCAGGTTGATTTGCGCCTTGATGTCGCTTGGATAGGCATGCGGAGAACCAAGGGCGTTTGACTTGAAGCCGCCTGTGATCGTCGCCTCGCAAGCTGCCCTCAAAACTTCAACGCGTTCGGCTTTGAGCGCGTCGAGTGTCGGGGCCACAACGGCAGGCGCTTCGAACTTGTTGCCGTTCAGCACCCAGCCCAGCTGGACCTGCTGGCCGCAAGCCTTCAGCGTTGCGGCAATGTCCGGGTGAAATGCATCGGCCGGAGACAGTGCATCTTCCAACTCGATGATTTCGACGACAGTGCCTTCACTGACACGAGCGTAGGTTTTCATTTCTTTTCTCCCTACCAACTGACGATTACAAGGCCATCCGCGCCAAATGCACCGAACGCCTGCGTGTTGCCCCATGCGCCGCCGCCACCCGATCCGGGTGCGCAACCATTCCCGCCGCCGCCATCGGCAGTCTGACCGCCGCCACCAAAGAATGACGCTCCGCCATGGCCGCCCTGAACATTCGAATTCTTATCCTGACCGTCGCCACCGCCGCCGCCGAGAATATTCAGGTGGCCGCCGACGCCAATTCCGCCAGTTCCTCCAGCGCAACTGCCCAATTGACCACGGCCACCGGTTCCGCCCGTGGCTGAAACCTCGGAACCAAAAGAACTTGTGCCGCCTGTTCCACCGAGTACATCGCCTCTTGCACCTTTTGTTCCCACGGTGACGGCATAGGAGGTGCCGGGGGTGGTGGTCACGTACTTCTCGGCATATCCGCCAGCCGCGCCGCCGCCGCCGGAAAGGTTATAGGCCGCACCGCCTCGACCGCCGCCGCCGCCAGCGCCAACAACGCGCACGAAAAGTTTGGTAACACCGGCAGGGACGACAAAGGTCCCGTTAGCGGTGAAGAACTGCTGATAACCAGCGGAAGCTGCCTGCACGTCAGAACGCGTCGGCACAGTGAAAGCCCAGGAGTAACCGGTGCATACCAAAGTCACGAAAGAGCCGCCCGGAAGGTCCCCGGCCGCAACAGGGCTGCCATCCATTTTCTGAATTTGCGCGCCACCAGCGCCATTGACGTTGAGTGTAGCCGGGCCTGTGTTTGTCGCGGTGACCTTAATAAGGATTGTCATACCCACAGCGAAACCCTGGGGCATGGGAGATAAATTCGCCACCAAAGCGTTTTCATTCACCGGGTTGGACGCAACCGCAAAGATCCACTTGCCTGACTGCACGTCGAGTGCAGGTTTCTCGATGAGGCCGAGGCCAAAACAATTGACGAAAATTCGGCCGTCCGGAAGGCACAATCCCTGACCATTCTGATTGACGGCATACGCCCATGAAGTGCCAGTCCACTGCGCAATCTGGCCGTATTTTCCCGCCCAGATGCCGGTGGCATTTGCGGGAATATAGTAAGTATCCCCGATCGCTGGATTGCCTGGCGCACTCGAAAGCGTAATTGAATTCACCGCGAGCCAGCGGCGGCTACGATCAGGCGCGAGGCCGAGAATTTGAAGGGCCTGCCAGAGTTGCGACCAGTCGCCGCTGTTAGGGGCTAGGCCCGCTTCGGTGACAACCTTCAGGATTTCTTCCTGCGTGCTGTTGAGCCAAAGCGCAGTTACCTCGGTTCCGGCGACACCGGTTTGAAGGTTTTCGTCGCGGAAGCCACGTCGGCCGCCGCCTATGTCGATGTAATCCGCACCGTTGACGCGATCCATCAGGCTTCTCCGTACTTGAAAACAAGGGTTGTGTGGGCTGGCTTGTAGCGCCGCAGGACGCATTCGATTGCCGAGACCTCGAATGACCCGAGGCGATGGCCTGCACGGCTTGCACCTGCCCGGAAATTCGTGACCGTGACGAGGCCGGGAATGTTGACGCGCCAGACGAACTGCGATCCTTCCGGCCGCAACCGCTGGCCCGCCCGCAACACGCCCGCCCGCGACGGCCAGAATTCCTCGACGGTTATGGTGACGCCGAGGGAGGCGGCAACCGACACGAAATAGGGGATCGACTGGCCGCCTCGGGCCGTCCAGCGCTGGAAGGCGAGCTGGCGGCGCTGCTGGACGGACAGGCCGTCCTTGTCTCGGCCGCACGGATCAGGGCCTAGGCACCGCTCGAAGTCCGCAAGCAGCTTGTCGGCCAGGCGCGGGTCCGTTTCGTTCATCATCGCTTCGGCCGCTGCCTCCGCGTCGGCAATAGCTTCGGCTATCGCGCCAAGGATGACACTCATAACGCCACCGCGATAACGGAAAGCCCAGCCGATCGGCAGCTTCGAAAACAGGCTTTGAAGGATCGTTGAAGAGGTCCTGGACATGCTTCAAGGCCTCCTTAATTCAGCCAGGTGATGGCGGTGGCGACGGGGCAGGCCTTAACGCCGAGCGTGTAACGGGCGGCCGGAATGTTCAGATCGTGGGAATATTCGCTGTCTGCGGCCGAGATGGCTTCCGAGATCCGCGACGGCTCGATCGTTGCGCCGATCGGGCTTTCGTTCTGCATATCGTCTTCGTCACCAATGGTGGCAATGAAGCGATCGAATGCAGCCTGAACCGCCGCCCTGGTCAAAGCGCCGTCCGGGCGCAGGCGCACGCTCAGCGGAACATTGACCAGCTCGGCCGCAAGCGGAATGACCCGTGCGGTTACGGGACGAACGCCAGTCTGACTGCCCTGTGCGCCGAGATAGCTGCCGATTGCGGTGAGTTCCAGTTCGGTCGGGACGCGCGGGGTTCCGTCATCGTTCTTCAGGGCGATGACGAGACCCACCGAGCCGCGACCGATCCAGTCTTCCACGACCTTTACGGCGTAGACGTTGGCGACCTTGCCGACCCACGCCCGATAGTCCGGGGCAGAGCCGCCCATCGGCGGCTCACGGATACGCTGAAGGTAACGTTCCTGTACGCTCTCTGGCTCCTCGTCATCAGTACCGCCAGCGAAGGCGGTTGCGACCGTGACCTTGGAAATCTCGGGAAAGGCTGCGACAGTCGAGAGCTGGACGCCGGTTTCGAGGTTACTAGCGGTTCCGCCAGTGACGGCCTCGGCGGTGACGGTAACCGTTCCACCGGCCGCGATCGTCCCGCCTGCGGTCGTTACGTAGGTGCTCGACGCTGTAGACGAAAGGACAATGCCCGAGGCGAGCACCGTGCCTACAACACCCTCAATTGTCACAGAGCCGATGGCTTTCGTCGCGCCCCGAGGATCAGTGCCCCAGATCGAAGCATGTCGCATGATCATCGCTTCGTCATCGGCACTGTCCGGCATCCACTGCCGTGCCCACCACGCTATATGGTCATGAGTTTGGCGGACCTCAGGGGCAACAGTACTCCAGATCACTGCGAACATTCCGTGTGCCGAGCGCACCGCGCGGGAAATCTTCTTCACATCCCCCTGTGGGTAGATGCTCAGCAGGAGCACTTCAGAAGCGGCAGCGAGGCGGGAGAAGATCGATTTAGCGGCAGGGATTGGCCAGACCATTACGCCACCTTCCGCGTCAATTCGAGGGTGGCATCCTCGACCAGGACACGATAGGCAAGCACGCCGTCGCGCAGCCACCAGACTTCGATTTCCGCTGGCGTGCCGGTTTCGGCTTCCGCCCAGGCAAGCCCCTCGGCAAGGTAATATTCGGCGAGCTGGCGCGTGATCTCGGTTTCCTTGGCACGTTCCAGCAGCCAAAGCTTGCAGCCGGACATGTCGCTAGTATGGTTGAGGCCGTCGAGCAGCGCGCCACGGCGCTCGGAAAAGGAAACGGGCGCAAGGAACTGTGAACGCCCTTCCGGCAACTCATCATCCGGAGAGGCACGGCGATCGACGCCGACCGAAAGCAGGATCGGGGTGATCGGGGTTTCATCGACCACGAGATTGAAGTCGTCATCGAGCGCCAGATCGCAGCAGCGCCGCGTGGCGTCGTAGGTCAGGGCAAGGTCGAAAAATCCGGTCATGGCGCGAAATTATCGCGCGCGCGCGAGCCTGATCAGGCCCGCCGTGGTGGGCGGTCAACCACCGACAGGTACGCTGGAATTGCCAGTGCCTGGCACAACACCCGTGTGCTTGTGCGTCTTATCGATCACCACGCCGTCATGTTTGATGCTGCCGCCATTGACATTCAACCCCGAGGCGTCAAGCGTCATCGTTACGCCGCCTACCTTCTGCGTGATGGACGTGGCGGCCTGAACCTCTATCCCGCCGCCCGCCCGAATGATGATGCGATCACCGAACTTGTTCGAGAGACCGACATCGCCCTTGCCGAGACCGCCCATGCGCTGCGACGGATTGGCGAGCGGCAGGAGGACCATGTCGCCTTCGTCGCCTCCAATTGCCATCGCCACGCCGACCGCGCCGTCATCGTCAGGAACAGACAAGAAACCGTAGGGCTGCATGATTTCTAGGTCATTGCGCCAGACGCCTTCGGCCACCTCGGCCGAGGCCGTCTGCATCTGGCCGTCGTCCTTGATGTCTTTTACGGTGACGCGGCGGATGAGGCCGCGCATCTTGTTGACGATCTCGCTCATAGTGCCTCGGCCTTTCCATCGAGCGGCCCGGTATTTTTCGTGGCCTTGCCCTTTCCGGACTTGTTCGTCCGGCGCTTGCCGACCGGCTCCTTATCAAAAGCCTCGGCCGAGCAAACGGAGATATCCGTTGTGATCTCGTCAGCCTCGGCATAACGCACGGCCGAGATCAGCAGATCGCGTTCGATGCCGAGGAAAGCATCTGACACGGGAACGACCTGATTGACTGTCCAGAGCTGCCCGTTCGCCTCGTGGCCCTTGACGGTGTAGGTCTGTTCGTCGCCTTCAGCGCGTGACGTGCGATTGCGCCAGTCGGCTTCGTCCTGGGCGCTGACCGCACCGGCCTTGCTTCTGGCCAGATGGACCTTGGGACGATAACGCTTGATCTCGCCGTCCTCGGCCCGGCCGGTTGCGACGGTTCCCTTGCGCTCCCGATCGCGAGCTGAGCCGTCGCCATCATTGCGGCTGTCCGCGCCGATCGGCTCGGCCGTGGCGTCCAGGGCGGCAGCGCTGCGGAACTTGCCCGAGCGTTCCGACTGGCCACGAACAACGGTTTTGCTGTAGCGGTTTGCCGTGCTGAAGGATGCGCTTACCGCCATGACGTTACCCGGCAGGCTAATTCCATCGGGTGCGCGGGTCTTGCCCGTTCGGGTGATGACGATATTGCCGACACCATCCGAAAGTATGAGAACGCTACGTTGCCGTGATCCTTTCTCGATCGCCGAAAAGGCGGTCTCGCCAAGGTCGATTGAATACCGGTCAAAAACCTCGCCGGTGTCCACCTCGGTCCGGACCTTCAGACCGAAAGGCTCCGCGATCTTTGCGGCCGCCGCCTCCAGCTTGACGCCTTTCAGCTCGGCCGGACCTTCCGCCAGTGCCGAGCAGTCGATCAGATCGCCGGTCTTGTCACGGCCGGAGATCGTCACCGATGCATTGCCGTCGCTGACATCATAGGCCACATCTTCGACGTGCCCCAAAAGGACCGTGCGGTTACCGATCATGATTTTAGCCTGCATCTGGGAGCGCAGACGCGGCAGAATCGGCATCGAGGCGAAGGTGAAAGTTTGCTTTGAAGCCTCGCCATCGCGAAACGTAAAGCTGAAGCTGCCGGAAAAGTCCTTCAGGTCGCGGGTGACTTCGCCCGATGTCCACTGGTCATAGACCTTGCCATCGAGAAAGAGCTTGATGCTTTTGGCCATTAGTTGCGCTCCAGAAACTCGATATCGCCGGCAGGCAGTTGCGCCGGATGCGATGGATCATTGCGGGCAACAAGGTCGGCATAGACCGCTTCCAGTCGCGCCGGCGTGTCGCCCGACAGGTGCTGTGCGATTAGCCAAGCGTCGGTATCGCGGCTGACGGAGATGCGTCGGACTGATGGCAGGCGGCCGATGACCTCGTTAAGATCGGAGACGATCGCAGCTGTCAGAGATCGCGCGGCCGAGGACAGCGCCGAACTGGCGGCCTGCATCGTATTGGGTGCTTGCTGCTCGACCTGGTCAACAAGGGAGGCGAGCGCCGAGGTCATGGAAGATCGGTAGCGGAGCGCCTCCTGTCGGGACACGAAATCTGCATACGACGACTGCTCCGCCGACGCGGCTATGAACTGGCCGGCAGCACCTGCCAGCAACAGGGCGTCAATCGCGGACGGCGCTTTTCCCGCTTCTGTTAGCAAGCCCGTTGCGATGGAAAGGCCGGCGCTCATCAGCGCCTGGGCGCTTGGCGTCGAGGGGAGAAACGTGGTCGCAGGGGCGACAGCCGGAATCTCAATCGTCTGCGCAATGACCGACGCGGCCGAACTGACCCACGTATCGAATGCTACGGGTGAGGACGGCGACGATGCCGCGAGCGCCAAGCGTATCTGGCTGACGGCCGAGCGGGCATCCGGACGCGCGGTAATGGCATCTGCCACCGATGCTACGACGCGCCGACTGCGGATCGTCGCAGACGTGCGGGCGCTGGAAATAACGGTCAGCGTGATCGAGGCGGCAAGCGAAGTCAGGGCGCTTGTGAAGCGTGAGAGGGCCGAAGGCAACAGTCCACCGGCGAAACCAGATATCGACGACGACGGCGCGCGCTTGAACCGGGCTGAAACCCGGAATACCCGCAGTTCCCGTTCCGAGAAGCGGATTTGAGCCGGTTCCTCCATGATGACCTGCATCGGGCCGAGCCATGGATGAATGAGAAGCGCCGGCCCCGGTGTCTCAAAGGCCTTGGACAGTAGCTTCGCCCGGACACGATAGTCGTCACCGACATAAAGCGCTTCGATACTGATACCGGATGGACCAACGCCGAAATCGTCATAGGCAGCTGGATCGACACCCGGAAACAGATATTCGAGCACCCGCCGTCCGTGGTCGCTCGACACATCGACGATGGAAATCGGAATGCCACGGAAAACACCCGGCAATAGTCCTTCAGCGGAATTGAGACTGTCGAGCAGCATCAGTCCCTCCCGACAGCACGGCCGGTGTTGACGGTCGGCGACGGCGACGTGACGGTGGTTGTCTGGCCGACAACCTTGCCGGGGCCTTCGACAACAACCTTAGCTTCGGTGTTTACATTGAGCTGCTGCGGCGCGGCCGGTGCAGTCGGCGAAGCCTGTGCCGGGAGGACACCATTCTGGTTGGCTGGCAGTACGCTATTGCGCCCGATCGTGGTCATATTGCGCTGGCCGGTGACACCGAGCGCGTTGGAAACGCTTTCGATGCTAAGGGCTGCTTTCACGCGCTCAAGCGCCGACGCAACACTGTTCCAGGCCTCCGCGACGCCATCCGGCATCAACGCGCCCCAATTGATACCACGGTTGATGGCTTCGACTAGGGACGCAATCCCTTTCACGACCCACTCGATGGCCTTCGCGAGATCTTCAAGGATCATAACAGCCGCTAGAACCGTTTGGCCGCCAAGGTCGCCGAGAAGTTTCATGACACCGGTAAACATGCCGGACATCTTGCCGCCTTCGCCCAGGCCGACGAGTTCCCGGATGGCAGCTCCGAGCCGCATGAAGCCGGTCGCAATGCCTGCAATCGATCTGACTGCGCCACCGGCCGCCTTGCCGATCGGCTCCAGCCATGGTGCAAATCCCGAGCCGAATTCCTTCATGCCCTGCCATGCCCTGGCAATGCCGCTCAATGCGATATCGAGACCACGGAAAGCGACAAGCTTGGCATCATCGATCGTCAGGCCGGAGAGATCGATTTTGAGATCGAGGCCTTCGGCAAAACCGGACAACAGCTTCTTTAGGTTCTGCCACCCTGCCGCCACGTCGTCGAGCGCAGCCCCGAGACCGGCGCGAATAATGGGACCGTAACGCCCCGCCAAGTCGCGGGCAACGCCCATGACCTGGTTACCTATATTGCGCAGGTGTGGAACCGCTGCGGCCGCTTTCTGGCGGATCGTTCCCCAAGCATCGCCAAGCCGGTCCCACATGCGAGACAGACGAGGAGCGTAACTTGACCAGTTACGATAGATGTAGACGCCCGCCGCAGCGATGCCCGCCAGCGCAATACCCACGGGGCTGAAAAGAGCCGCCAGAACCGACAGGCCCGCGCCGATCGCAGGCAACACCACGCCCAGGACACCGAGACCGGCTGCGGCAAGGACAGCCACACCTGCAAAGGCGAGGCCCTGCTTAACCATGCCGCCTGTCGCAGTGTCCAGCTCGCGCAACCATTTGAGGGCATCCATCAGGTAGCCGTTGATCGCAGGCATCCAGGTGCCGAAAGCGAGGCCGACCTCACGCGACGCCTGCGTGCCGATTTCGCGGAAGGTTGTGAGCTGGCGATTGAGGCCCATCATCTGGGTTTCGAAGTCGGCATCGATCGCGCTGCCCGTCGCCTTGGCGACTTCATCCTTTATCGACTTGTATTCGTCGATGTTGCCGAGCATGGGGATCAGGAAATCCATCACCTGCATGTCGGAGAACAGTTCGCCGAGCTTGCCTGCGCCATAAATCTTTTCGAGCTGCTCGCGCACGGTTGCCAGCGCATCCGCGTCCGACATGCCGGCAGCTTTCGCCTTGCCCATCAGCCCCTGAATTTCCTTGCTCGAAACGCCGGTCAGCTTGGTGATCTTCTGGACAACGGTTTCAATCGGGTTGATGCCCTTCGTCACGGCGTCCTGCATCACGCCTTGGATATCGACGCCCATGTCGGCGAAGTTCTTGACCGTGGTCGGGGCAAGCACTTTCGACAGGAAGTTTTTCAGGTTGTTGGCAGCTTCGGCCGGATCGGATGTTCCCTTGCGGGCGATCTGGAGGGCCGCGCCGAGGAAGTTAACGGCCTCACGGCCGGTCACGCCGAACTTCGCCATCTGCCCGGTGAGTGTCGGGAAATAGCGTGACATGTCCTTCAGCTCAAAGGAACCGAGCTTACCGGCTGTGACCAGCGCGCCCATGGCATCGTCCAGTTGATCGGCCGGCAGCTTCAGCGTGGTGAGCAGCGACGTGGCGACTGATGCCATGTCATTCATCTCGGCATTGGCGGCGGTTGCGGCGCGGCTGATCGAACCGATCGAGCGGTCCACCAGGTCGTTATTAACGCCGGCCGCGATCATCTGTCCCGCGCCTCGGGCGACGGTATCGGAGAGCTGGCCGACATCGAGAGCGAGTTGCTCGAATTTTGCCTTGGACTGATCGACGAACGCAAAGGCCGCCTGTCCCGTCAGGTTTGACGTTCCGGCTATGTCGATCAGTTGCTGCTGGAAGGCTGCGGCCTCCTGCATTGGGCCGAGGAAGGAAATGCCGGCAACCGCCGCGCCGACGAGACCGATCTTGCGGGCGGTATTGGCTATGCCATCAAGCGCACCTTTAACGCCACGCAAAGGCCCGCTTAAAAGGTCCCTGAGACGGACGATGACATCAAGGTTCATGTTCCGGCTGGCCATGATCCGCCCCGCTTGAGAATAAAGCCGAAATTCTCACGCGCGCGCAAAAAAGGTCAGGCCCGCCGTTACGGGCGGGCCTGATTAAATCTTCGAGATATCGTTTACGTGCTTACGATAGGCCATGATGCAGTTCCACCAGAAGAGAACCGTGTCGATCGTCATGGTCTCAATCTCGGTGGCGGCGAAGCTGGAGCCGTCAGCGAGGCCGCCGAGTTTTATCGGCCAGTCTTCGGGCCACTCGTCAAAAAAGTTTCGATAATCCGGCCGCCGTCCGCGATATCAACACCGTCCATCTTATCGAAAAGCTTGTCCATCACCATTTCGGAAATCCGGGTCGAGCGCGAAAACGTCACGATCGATGCCTTCGCGTCGCTGGTCGCCTGGATGGCGCGCAGATCAGCTCCGTTGAAGCGATGGAAGACCAGCTCCGTGAAAACCCGCTCCCGGACATTGCCGTCCTTCTTGGTGGTGAGCGTGACTTTCTCAAAGAGCGGAAGCGTCACCGAGCCGTTAGCGTTCGGACGCGCACGTTTCGGCAGCTTGGAATCGGCCTTCGCATCTTCATCAATGATGTCGTCGGTAGCGTCTGCGCCGGCGTCTTCGTTGATTACGGTTTCGGCGCTTGAAACGACTTCGTCGTTCGGCGCGTCTTCGTCGATATCGACCCTCAGTGTAGTACCCATCAGAGAATTTCCTCGGGCGATCCGCCAGCCCACTTGAGTTCGATTTTTCCGCCTTCGCCGCCCGTCACGTCGGGAATGTCGCCCTCAAGGAAGGCGTCATTCAAGACGTATGTCTGGCCGGTGTCGCAGACGATCTGCAACTCTCCCTCACCGGGATCGAGCAGGTTGCCCAGGCGCTGCCCCCTTTCGAGGTGGGTTGTCGCCGTGACCTGTGACCCCTGATACTCCTGGGCGCGGCCGACGCCTCGGCCATAGGTCACGGCGTTGTTCTTGATACCGCCCTTGCGGAATTTCGCCCCCTTCTCGACGGGGATGTTACGCCCCCTCCAGACGATATCGACGATGCCCAATACCTGTGTCATCGCTTAAAGCTCCTGTTAAACCTGAAATTCGAGACGGCCGGCAAAGACCATGAGATTGCCGACGATGACCACCTGCTGGCGGCTTTCGAGCCTGTTGCGATCGTCCGTCGAGCGCTGGAAGACGCTTTCCCGGAGCGTGCGCTGCACGTTCTCGATCCAGACCTTTTCGCCGTAGAGCTTGCATCGTGCAGCCCAGGAGCCGGCCATGCGCTTCGGCGTCACCACGGCCGTGCCGGCGTCCTGGTCATTGTCCTGGCGGGTGGCGAAGGACGCGTCACTGTCGTCATCCACGAGCTTTGAACGCGGGTACATCAGGTTGATGTAGACCGACCAGTCGTAGCGGATGCGGCTCATGGTGACCGGCACCATGATATCGAGCCATGCACGATCGGCGATGTCGAGCGTCGTCTTCTTGTAGGTCGTGATCATGCGCGAGATCGTGACCGCACCATCCGACAGGCAGTCGAAGGTGGAAATGCCGTTGCGCAGCAGTAGATCGTTTTCCTCGTCAAGGAACTGATCCACCTCGGCCGGCGCTTCGACACCCGGCAGAACAAGCGACTTCAACTGGCGGGCCGGGTCGTCGGTCAGGTGGAACGAGGCGATACCCATTGCCGAGGCGGCCATCGCCCAGGACGGCGTCGGGCTTTTCTTCAGCCCGGCCATGGTGAGGAAAGGCGAGTTGGTCAGATTGCCGAACGTGGTGAGCTGGCCATAGGTGCCGCCCATGAATACGAAGCCATGGCAATCGAGTTTCGAGGTCGCGAGATAACGCACCCGCAGCCACTCGGCCGTCTTGGCAAGGTTGGTCGCATCCGACCAGGGGTGCGTGAGCTTGGTTGCCCAGGTGCTGACAAGAAGATCAAGCGCCGGCTGCACGTCCGGGTTTCCCGAACCGCCTGCCATGGCAACGACAGTGCAGGTCAAACCGGCTGGAAGCGGCTGGGCCTTGGTATCAACGCGCAGATCGATCTCGTTGCCGACTTCACCGCCATGGCGAGACGTGACGGTCACGACGCCCGCTGCTGCCGTCGCGGTTACGACCATGTCGAGATCGGCATTGATAGCGGCGGCAAGCTTGGTCGCCAGTGCGGCGACGGCATCGCTGGACAGCGCCGTCATCCTCACCTGCCGGCCGCCAATTTTGAAGCGCAAGACAACGGAGCTGGTGGGCGAACCCGCGAAGGTGAAGGTGCCAGTCGCCTTCAGCGCGCCGCCGGCATCGGGGAGTGCGATCACGTAAAGCGGCGTGTTGCGATTGGCCTTCTTGAAATATGCCACCTGTTCCGCGCCGATCGAGCCACGACCAAAGAGCGCAATCGCCTGGTCGGCGCGGGTGATTTCCTGTATCGCGCCGGCCGCAAGCGTGCCGGTGGCAAGCTTCTGGCCAACGATGAAGGCCTTTTCGGGCCACGGCAGAATGCCGACGTTGCGATAGTTCGGCCCGATCTCGATCAGGGTCGCAGGTTCAAGGCGATCTACGGGGATTTCGTTGAAATCCATTATTTGTCTCCTTCATGCTTCTTGGCCGGCTCACGCGGCTTTTCGATCAGATCGCCGTCAGCGATGCGCCGGCGCGTGAAATGCGTGTCCGGATCGGGCAAGCCTTCCTTAGGCCATTCGGAGCCGTCCGGAAGGTGGACCGTGCGGCCCTCGGCCGCGAAGAGTGTTTTCTGAGTGGCCATGGCCGGGGTTACTCCTGGGGCGGTTGAATTTCGTCAGTGACGGTTTCTGTCGAACCGTCCACAGACCAGGTGATGCCAAGCGCCCTGAAATCGTCGGGCTGCATTTTCCCGGTCGCAGCGGCACGGCATGCGAAGCTGAAGGTGAAGTCGATCTGGGCGATCGCGATGTTGTCGTCGCTCCAGCCATCGGCAATCACGCTGTTGGAAAGGGTGATGTTGGTGACGCCCTGGTCATCGAAGTTGACGCCCTGGAGAAGCACCGAGGCGACATCGACCATGGCGTCCATTCCGATATCTTTCACGTCGCCTTTAAAGCGGGCTTCAAGACCACTCGAAACGCTGTTTATGAGGATCAGCCGCCAGAGCATGTTGCCCTTCAGCACGCGGCCATTATCGGCGTCCGGCTTCATGCCCGTCCAGGCAAGGCCGATGAACGGCGTGGAACGAGCGATGCGAGTGAACTCCTTGATACTCAAGGACTGTGGAACACGCTCGATCGTGAACAGCTTCTTGGGAAATGCGATCCGGAGCCGCTCGACGATAAGCGGCTCCTGGTTGCGGATCGGCATCAAGGGAAACTCGTCCATCAGAAGCCCCTCAACGTTTCGAAGGTGACGATGCGCTCACGATCGGAGATGCGCGGGCCGGAGCCGACCGCATTGCCGCCTGTCGGCGATGCCAGCTGAATGTCCAGGTGCACGATTTCTTTTGCGATGTTCTCCAGCCACTTGATTACTTCGGCGCGGTCCTTCGTCATGCCTTCCGATGGGCTGGAGCGCTCGGTATTGGCAAGATCGTAAAGCGCGAGAATGCAGGTGGCGCGCACCATGTCTTTTGGCGGGTTGGCGATCGGCGTCAGGTATCGGCCCCGAATGTAGCCGTTGATCAACTCGGTGGCGTCGATCAGCGCCGTGTTGACCTTTTCAACGTTCGGCGTCTCAGCCTCGCGATCTTCCGTATTGGACAGGCGCACGATCTGCACCTCTCCAAAGCGGGCGATCATGTCGGTGACGGTGGCGTACATGGCAAAGTCTCCAGTGAGGAAAAGGGCTGACCCGAAGGCCAGCCCCGGAAAAGTCAGTTCGATCAGCAGTAAATCCAGCGGCGGTAGTGCAGAGACTGCCCGCTGGTCAGCCAGCTTTCGCGGTAGATGTCCTTCAGCTTGCCAATGACCTTGAAACCGGAGACCTTCGGCAGGGGCAGACGTGCCCAGAGGAAGGCGGCGGGCTTGGCCACGGTGTGCACCACGAAGCGCGCGATGTTGATGGCGAAGACAACGGTGCGCCCGGCAAACGTCGAAAACGCTGTGAGGCAGGCGAAGAAAGCGAGGCTGAAATAGCCGTAACGTCGTGTCATGCAGATTTCCTCTTTGGGTTGGCTTCGGGGTTTTGCCGCTGTTGCCGATGGCCTCTTGCGAGCCTCGTGCCATCGGAGGGCTTCGGGGCGATTGGTCCGGCGACCTGATCCGGTCCGCAAGCCCCTCGCGGCGCTCCCGTCAGAAATTACTTTTTGGGCTTGGCCTTGCCGTCGCTGCCGTTGGCCTCGCCAGCGCCGCCCGCATCGGTGCCGGACTGCTGGCTTTCGGAGCCGTTCGCCTGGGCGGATTTCAGCGCGGCGATTTCGGTTTCAGCGGCCAGCAGCTTCTTGCCAAGTTCATCGATCGCGTTGTCGTGGGCCGCTTTCGTGTCGGCGAGCTTGTCCGCGACGGCGTCAGCAACGGCCTGGTTGAATTTGTCCTCAAGCTTCTTGCGCTCGATCTCGACGCGGGCCTTCACGGCCTGCTCGATGTCGGCGCTGGAGACTTCGGCGGCCTTGCCATGAACTTCCTGCACGATGAATGCGGGATCGGCCTGGAAGGACTTAAGCTGATCTTCCGTCCAGTGGCCGGGTTCGTAGGTTTCCTGGGCGGGATGCACGACACCGTTGCGGCGAAGGCCCGGTATCGAGCAAATGATCTGGATTTTCGACATGTGTGGTTCCTTGGGCTTCGGGGTTCGGGAAAGCGGCTGCATGGCCGTTTTCCGGAAACCCGCCAGCAATCGGGAGGATGATTGCTGGCGGAGCGGTCAGGCGATGTGGAACGCCTGGCCGGTTACGCGAGGTGCGGGATGACTTCGACGCGGGCCGTCTTCGCCCAGACGTTGGTTTCACCGCCGTTGATCAATGCGGCTTCGACAACCTGACGGGCCTGCGCTTCGAGGGTCGGCGGAACCAGCAGAACGGTCGGACGGATGGCCTTGATCTGGCCGTCACGCTGGCGAATGGTCTGCATCGACGTGCGAGCCGCCGTGTAGTTTGCAACGTTCAGTGTCGCTTTCGACTTGTAGGCAAGCTGCCAGAGACCGAAACCGGCATTGCCGCGCGTGTCGGCACCCCAGACATATTCGGCCTTCCAGAAGACGTTCGGGTCTTTTTCGTCGAACATCTGCGTCAGCTTGATCGGCTTGCGGCTCTGCCAGACCATGGGCTTCAGAATTTGCGTATCGTCGATCAGATACCAGGCGGGGCTGGCGCCATCGGTGAAGTTCGAAACCGAGATCACATTGCCCTGCTCGTTATAGCCGGGATGGTCGCCATCGAAATAATACTGGCCGTCATAGCAGAGCGTGGTTTCGCCCTTCTTGAACAGCGGCCACACAAGGCTGTCAGGGAACGCGCCGCCGTCCTGGCCGAACTGTGCCGCGACCGGCGTAAAGATGCCGACCTGATCGTCCTCGATCTGCTTGCGCTTGATCTTGAGTGTCTTTTCAAAATCGCGGTTTGCGATCTGATAGAGCGTAGCGCCGACGTCATGGGCGACGCGGTCACCGATCCATTCGCGGAAACCGGGCAGATCGTCCAGGCGCGGATACTGGTTGGCGAAGGTGGTGGATGTCACCGTCATCGCGATCTTCTGATAAAACGGCGTAACCGTTGCCATCGACTGGTTGAAGATGGTGGAAAGCGAGGTGTAGATGCCCCGCAAATTGGCGACGTTAATATCCATCGTGGTTCCTTAGAGGGGCTTCAGCCAGACGCCGTCAGCGTCAATGGCATCTATTTTTCCGGCCGGCAGCAAAGCGCCGGCGACGAGCGTGTAAGTGTCGTCGGCCGAGGCGTAGACCGTCTTGCCGATATCGGCCGGGGTTGCACCGGCCAGCGGAATGTTCCGGATTTCCTTTTTCAGGTTGATCAGGCGATCACCGGTCGCGCCATCGCGGTTATCGACAGCTTCCTCGGCGAACCCGATCAGGGCGACGCAAGACGCGTGGCCAGCCGGCACGGCGGCAAGAGCAGCCGTCACGCCGCACATCGTGCCACCAAAGATGCGGACGCCAGCAAGAACGGAATAACCGTAAGCATTGCCAGAGCGGGTTTTAGGGCGAATGTCAGCCGTAGCCGTCATGTCACATGTCCTTTCCGAAGAGCGACTTGTGCTCTTTCTTGAAGGCTTCCGGATCGACGCCCATCATGGCGGCGACGGAAAGCTCTTCGCTGGTTGCGGTCTCGCCTTCCTTGGGCGGTTGACGACTACCGAGGCCGCCAGCGTTGAGCGACGGCATGACCTTCAGCTCCGCCTCAACCTCGGTGGGGTTCTTCATGTGGCGGGCAATCATGTGCTCGCGCAGGGAAGGAACGACCTGAAGCTTTGCGATCGCGGCGTCGATGACGGTGACGGCCTTGTCCTTCGCCGTGTCGGTGACGAGCGTTTCGACCTTCGCATTCAGCGCCCTGACTTCATTCTTCAGGCTAGCGTTTTCGCGCTCGACGTCGGTGGCGGGCGTCGTCTTCGCCTGAAGGGCGGTGACCAGGGCGTCAGGACCAACTGAGACTTCGACGCCGGCGACTTCCGCCAGTTTCGACATCAGGGCCGCATGCGCGGTCTGGGCAGAGTGAGCCGCAGTCAGCGCCGCAAGGATCGCGGCCTCGTCTGCGGTTTCCGGCAGGCCAAGCGCCTTCCGGAGAGCTTCCAAATCCATGGTGGTCTCCAAATTTTGAGAGTGAAGCGATTTCAGGTTGAGGTTGGGATCGTTGGTCAGCGCCACGCGCAGCAGCTTGTGAACCGCAAAGGGGGCCTTGGCGCTATGGGTGAAAACCGGGGAAATGTAGCCGTAGTCCTTGCCCTGCATCATCGCGAGGCCGACGGGCGTCCACTCGACTTTCGCCCAGACGCCATCGTCGCGGCGCTCAAGTGCTGTGAGCCAGCCACGGGCGGGCGCGGAAAAACCCTGCTTTGCCGCAAGGTCAGTCGAATGGTTTTCATCGACCGGCAGCTTCTTGCCCTCGGCATTGAAAGCCGAGATCAGGGCGTCTGCGTTGTCGAGCACGTAAGGGCCGCGACCATCGACGCCGGAAAAACGCCCGGTCGGAAGGACATGCAGCCATTCCGGCACTGTGGCGGACGATTGCAAGGCAACGACATGAGTCGAGACCGGCACAGCCGAGGCCGAATGAAGTGCAACAACAGTGGTCGAGATCAGGTTTCGCATGGTCCGGATATGCCATGCGGGCAAAATTCAATTCATGCCTGCGCCTGCGGGCGGGCCTGAAGAAGAGAGAATTTCAGCGGGAGGAATAGCGTTGCACGAAACCGAAGACGGTCTCGGCGATCATCGCTTCGTCATCCGACGATATACCGAGGAAGGGGCGTGCGGGCAAGGTAACACTGTCGGCTTTGATAAGGTTCCCGCCGATCCGGAACCAGAGATGCGTTGCCCGAACCGGTACGATCGTCGCGCCGAACTGGTGAGCGGCCGCGTAAATCACATCGGTGCCCACCTGCACCTCGTCATTACCAGCCTTGGCGTTGATGCTGTTTCGAAGCCGACCACTTTCCGTCAGGATGCGGGAATTGCGCTTGTCCTCGGCATATCCCTCATTCAGGGTTTTCCACGCTTGGCCTTCCGGATCGGTTTGCGTGACGAAGCGCATATGCGTCGAACCGACAAGGCCGACGCCGATCGCGCGCATGACGGGCGTCGTGTTCGTCATCAGGCCTTCGAGCTGGCGGAAGCCGCGCCGGACTTCCGAATCGAGAACCTGTGCCGTGATCGAGATAGAAGCGCCGCTCATATTTGCCTTTCGGCCCAAACGGCCTTATGTTCATATCTGACGCGCCGAGCAGGAAGCGCCGCCTTCAGGCGGATTGGGACCAGGCGATTTCCGGCCCCCCGGCGTGTCATTTCCATTCCACCCCGAAATTCCGCAGGATGTTGCGCCGCTCGGTACGCCGCAGCGATGTCAGCCACACTTCCTGACGGTTGTCCTTCTTCACGACCTTGACGGCGGCGTGATACAGTTTGCCTTCATATTCCCCGACGAACGCGGGACGCCCGTTCCTGTCGCGCAGCAACTTTCCGCCCTTGACGAGTTGCCCTGGTAAAACGCCGTAGCCGTCCGGCGTGATCGTGTCGTGATGCATGTGGCTTCGGATTGTGTCTGCCGACAGGCGGATTTCCGTGCCCGCCGCGACATCGAGGGCAGCGCTTACCGTCTTGTTTGTCGTCGCGACTGGCGTCCAGCTGCCGTCCGGCCACTTTCCCTTTAGAGCCGATTGAACGAAGGCGGCAACTTGTGCCTGGTCGGCACTGACCGCCTTCGGACCAGGTGCTGTTTGCGATAGCCAGGCAGCACCCGGATTGTAGGCGAAGGACGGATCGATACCCCGTGGCTGATCCGTTCCGAGCTGGTCAAGGTTCGGGGGCGTATCCGGTCCCGACTTGCCGAGGCGTCGAAGACCAGGACGAGACACCGGCGTCACGAAGCAACCGCACCGGTAGCCGTTCGGCGGGTACATTTTCGCCCAGACCGGATCGGTGGCCTCGTAGCATTTACCGTTCCAGGCCTTGTGCTCCAGACGCGGATGCAATGCCCCGGAATGATTGTACATCCAGTACGGAAACGCTTCGAGCGTCTCCGGGGCTGACATCTGGGCGTAACGGCCGGCCGCGTAGGCGGTGCTGAGATTGGTTTCGAAGATGATGCGGGAGCGCCAGCCGCGTGAACCATTATACTGCCAGCCGTGGCGCGCGACGATCGCATCGAAGTCGGCGCGGAAATCTTCAAGCGTCAGGCCCTGTTCGGCGGCCTTGACGATGGCCGCCTGGAAGTCTTCGACCAGCGCCTTTTTGTTTGCGCCGGCCACCATGAACATCTTCGAATGCGCGGCGTCCCAAACATCGCGATGGCTTGTCGTGGGGATGGCAGTTTTCTGGCGAAGAAAGTCGATCGCCTCATCAAACGGCAGATTGATCGCGCCCACTGTCGTCGCCATCATAGCAACGACCAAAGGCTTAAAAATTGAAGGCGGTTTAAAGGCCGTGGAAGCGTTTTTCGGGCCTGAAGCTACGGATGCCGCAAAAAGCCCCCTGAAGCGCGCCAGCGGGCCTCCTCTCATGACTGCCTCTTGAGGTCATCAATGAGCGCGGCCTGCCCGATCAGGTGCGCCATCGTCATGCCGCGCGCCATGGCTTCCGCGAGATCCTCGGCCGACAATTTGAGATCCGCGAGTTTGTGCGCCGCCTCCCGAAGGTCCGTGGCCGAAAACAGGATATCGCGGACTTCATCAATCATGCCGTCCATGGCGGCGGCCGCGTCCTTCTCCAGCCGGTCGGTCAGCTTTTCGAGCAGGTCCGGTTCCTCGCGGGAATGCGCCGAGGCGAACAGTCGATCGAGGCTTTGCTTCGCGGTCAGCGGTTTTGGCTTGTCCTCGGGCGGAACGACCGTCTCACGTCCGCCGACCAAATCGGCCCCGGCCGCAGGTGTCGGAATGCCGAGGCGGTCACGGAGAAAGCTGGCCTCGGCCGTCAGGCCATGCTTGGCGAGCTTGTCGAAAGCTTCCGAAAATTCCTTCAGTGGGACTTCGTCCGGGCGACCGACATGGATGGTCGGGTATTCGTCCTGGGGGCCGAAGTTGAAGGCGATGATATTGGGGGCGAGCTGCGCATTGAGCGTGTCGGAAGCGTCGAGCGCATCGGAACGCTCGATATCTTCCTGGACAAGGCGATGTTCCTTGGCAACGGCATGGCCGCCGGAAACAGCGTCCGTCGTTGTGGTCTGGCCAAGGATCAGCTTGGAAATCTCGCGATTGTGCCAGTCGGCCCGGCTCTCATACATGTCCGTCGAGCTGCTCTTGGAACCAACCTCGTGGAACTCGATCAGCATCTCGCGCGGTATGATCGCGGCGCAGTCACCAGCGATGCCCGATACGGCTCGCCACAACACATCCTTTTCCGGTTCGGTCGCGCCACGGCCGTATTTGCCGATGCGGATCGGCTGGCCGTAATTCTGAAGGAAGATCGCCCAATCCTTGACCGTGAAGCTCTTGAACATCCAAAGCCAGACGGCAACGCGGGCAATGCCCGACCGGATCGTCAGGCCGGACTTTGCCTTCGAACGATGGACAACGAACTTGTGCGGAATGAGCGGCTCACCGGCAACGCCCTCGCGCAGCAGCAAGGTTTCGCCATCTGTGCGGTCGAACGTGAACCAGCGCTGGGTCCGCCAGACCAAAGCGCGTGGGAGCACCTTGCCGTTCTTGTGATGCCAATCCACCTCCATGACGGAAATGCCCTTGCCGATCGCATCGAGCATGTCGAAGAGGCCGGAGCGCAACACGCCTGTCTTGATCCACTCGCGCAAGAATTCGGCATGCTTCTGGTGCTCTGGACTATCCGACGCGGGGTTAACGGTGATTGGCAACTGCGAAACCGATCGGCGGCGCGTGGCGAGCTGCGCGAGATAATGGCTATCGCGCTCCTCGATGTCTTCCGCCAGTTCAAAATAGGCTTCCACTTCGCCCTGGTCAGCAGCGCGCAGAATTGAGGCAAGCTTGATCGGCGTCATGCCATCGGCCGGATGCCCGGAAATCCACTGACGGACACCGCCTACATGCGCGCCGGCGACCTCTTCCTCCAACTCGGCCGCACTAACGACCTTGCCGTCCTGATCCTTCATGGAGCTGGCGAGGTGACGAGAAATCTTCTGCTTCTTCTTTTTCGCCATCAGAGCGATCCTCTCAGGTAGACATTGATGGTCCCGCCACGGCGGTCATCGTCATGCATCGGCGGGCCACCGTTGTGGCCCTGCATCGGATTGTTGGGCTTGCGGTTGGTCTCGTACTCGTAGGCGATTGCCTCCTGGTTGGAGGCAAACCACGCCAGCGCGCCGGCGGGCGCGGTATCGCCGTGGCGATCGTAACCGTCTGCGCCCTTGGTTGAATGTTCGTCCGGAACCTTGATGATGCCGTTGACATAGGCGAGTGCCTGGTGATCGGCGAGAACATCTGCATCCTTTGGCAGCAAGAGGCTCTTGTCGCCAAATGCCTCAATGTAGCCGGGCATGTTGGCGGCGTACCACTTCGCAGATGTCATCACCTCGTGGATGCACTCGCCCCAGCGCTGGCGGGCCTTTTCGGCAAGGTACTGACCATTGCCTCGCGCATCGAGCGCGCCACCGATCAGACGCGGCAAGGCATCACCAATGCAGAAGAGGATATCCCGCTGCTGGTCGAACGGAATGTTCTTCAGCTCGACGATCAGGCGGGCGCGGCGGATGAGATCGGCACCGATCTCGAAAACCACGATTGCCGTCTTGTCGCCAGAGCGGGCAAAGTCTTCGCCAAAACTATGTTCGCGGTCCTTGTCGAGCCGGTCTAAAAGTGGCTTCAAGAGGCCTTCACAGAACTCGTCAGCCTGCTCGGCGCGCTCGAAGTCGTCGAGGTTCTTGAACTCGTCTGGCCGGTCCCATCGCACGACGGCCGGCAGATCGGCGCTCATGCAGCGCTCGATCAGGACGCGCGTCAACGCGGCCCCTTCCGATTCTGCCGGGATCGCGTCAAGCTCCTGTTTCATCTTGGAGGTGCGCGTGCCATAGGCCGAACGGATTTTCGCTTCCCAGGCGTCTTCCTTTTCCTGCGACCATTCCTCGCCCTTGATCAGGCAGACGCGTTTGAACAGGCCGTTCTTGACAGCATCGCCGAAGGTGAAGGTGTGGAAGTTAAAGCCGTTCTTTCCCGCCTCGGCTTCCTTGATCAATTCGTTGAATGGGTTGCTGACGCCGTTGTGTGAGGAAATGACACGGACCTTGCCGCCCCAGATCAGAAGTGCGGCGACGGAATCAATGACCGCTCGAACGTCACGGTGGAAAGCCGCTTCGTCGATGCAGACCGTGCCCTGAAGGCCGCGAATGTTTTCCGGCCGGGATGACAGCGCTTCTATGCGGAAGCCGGACTTGAAGCGAATGATGTAGCTGGAGATCGCATTCGTGGTGCCGTCGTCACGCTGATCGAAGAAAATGCCGTCCTCGATCGTCAACAGTTCCTTGGCGACGGTCTTTGCGAAATGCGCGGCATAGCCGATGAACTCGCGGCCCTTCGGCTTGGTGTCCGGAATATAGAAATAGTTCTGGCCGCCTGCCGATCGCTGGGCGGCGGCGATCAGCGTTGCATCCAGCGCCTCGGCAAAAGTGATACCTGTTCGGCGACCCTTGGCGCAGCCCTTCAGCAGACTATCGTCCGCGATCCACTCGGCCTGGTGCTCCATAAGGACGCCTTCAGCCAACGGGTCGAGATCAGCCGGAATATCGGCACCACGAGGCAATTCGTCCGGCAACTTGGCCGGATCGACTGGAAGCACTGGCGGGTCTGTCCATTTGCCTTGCGGCAAACCGGGCAAGGCTTCAGCCACGCTGTACCTCCAAACATGCTAGACCGGTCCCTTCGCAGGACCGGCAGTCTTTCTTGAGGTCATAGACGACGCTCGAAATCGTGCCATCGCGCCGGCGGTTTATCCGCCTGATGGCGCGGCCTGTGCCATCGCACCTGGTGCAGTCGTTCTTCGGTGTGACGGTCATTCTTCGTCACTCTTCTTTTCGGCGTCCGGGGAGAATTCAGGAACGGATTTCGCCTTCGGCCGCACGCCGAGGAACTCGCGACGGGCGCGGGCAATAGCCTCTTTCGAAATACCGGGTTCGTTGGACAGCACGTCCAGGGCCTTTTCCGCCTTGGCATTCATGTCGGCCTCGATGCGGCGGGCCTTCTCTTCGGCTTCTAGCTTCAGGCGGCGGTTGGACGATGTTACCTGGGCAGCTGAAGCAGCGCGCAGCGCGTTCGCCAGCTCCATGGCTCCCTTCGGGGAAATGCCCGCATCACCTGCTGATTGCAGCAGCTCGAAAATTAGCGTCTTGATAGCCTCGGCCGCGATCAGGGTCAGATCGTCGGAACCGGCCGCGTCCATGCGCTCGGAAATGGTGGCGGCGATTTCGCGCGTCTGCTCAAGCCGGCGCGTCATCTGCGACAGGCGGATCGCAAAGCGGTTGAAAGCAGAAAATGAAGGGATGTCGAAATCAAGACCGATCTCGCCCTGGAGCGCGATCAGCTTGGTTTTCCACTCGGCATATATGTCGAGCTGGCTGCGATCACGGTCGGCAAGTTCCTGCGATGCCCAGGAAATCGCGTCGCTGCATTCCTCGGGCAGAAGATCGATTGCTGAAAGTCGGCCGCGTGCTTTTGCCATGTCAGGCACCCACGCGCGACGGACGCTTCACGCCCTCGATGGCGGACTGGCGATCGACATGGCGACGGCCGAGATCGGTCAAGGAAGCAATCTTGATGCTGCCAGCGCTGACGACGACAACAGCGCCCATGGTCTCCAGATACTCGATCTGCTGATGCACCCACGGCCGTTCCTGGTTGATTCCAAAATTGGCAAGAACCGGTTCAAGCATGGAGCTGCTCAGGCTCTCATTCACCTGTTCCGCCAAAGCCCTCAAGATGATGAGCCGCGCTTCTTCGCGCATGATTTTCATGTAGTCGATGCCGATGCTCATTGTTTGCCTGCCGTTTCCACCAGTAGCTGGTTCATTCTTTCGTTCGTGGCTTTGATGGGCTTGAGGGTTTCGTTCAGCGTGTCGAGGCGGCCATTCACCTTTTCCAGGGCAAGTTCCAGACGGTGCTGGCTTTCCCGATCGGGCAGGTGGCGCATTTCCCCTTCGATCGCTTGGATGCGGCGATCGTGGCTTATCAGCTTGGTTTCATGCGCTTCGATGTCTTTGCCCAACAGCGCGATCTCATCGCGACCACTCTTGATGTCAGCCTCAAGCTTCTTTTCGCCACTGGAGAAAAACCCTTTGAGGTGGCCAAGGAGAGCCACACTGGAAAGAACCAGTGTCAGCCAGGGAATGATTTCGGTCGGGGTCATCGGCGGGCCTTCTCGAACTTCGTCTGACAGACGATGCAGCGGGTGGCGGAGGGCAATGCGATGCGACGCTCTCGGGCGATGTTGTTTCCGCAGTCTTCACATTCCATCGTTCCCGGCGTGCGCAATGCCCGTGAGGCAGCGGCGATCGCTGCCTCACGTTCTTCTTCGGTGCGCTTCTCGGCCAGATCGAGCGCGGCGTTTCCACCAAAGTTCATCTAAGGGTCTCCACCGACTGGCGGACGCTGACACCTTGGATCATATCCGGTAGCTTCGACATGATGATTTCGTTCAAAGCCTTGGCGTTGACGCCGAGCTTCGCGATCGCGTCCGGGTTCTTCTCGATGACGTATTTTGCCGCGTCTGCGATGATTGTGTCACTGACATGCCCGCCGATGTGGATCACGCCGGCCTTCGCCAGGGCAAACCGAACGGCGTTCGCAGCCGACTGATGCAGGGCATCGCGCAGCTTGCTTTCGATATCGATGCGCTGCTTTTCGTCCGTGATCTTCAGGAGCGAAATGACGCGGGCACTGATCCAGGCGACAAGCACCGGCCCCACGGTCGAAAAGAGCAGAACGACAACCGGCTGCACGATCGTCCAAATGTCATACCAGAAGGAAGATGGCGCGATGACAGCGCCAGCCTCCTGGGCGAAGGCCGGTGTCAGGTTGAACCAGCTGATGCAGACGAACGCCACGAGGCCGGCAAGATAATAAAACAGCCTGGTCATGGTCAGTCCTCAACCTTCTTAGCTTCGCGCAGTGCGAGCGTAATGGCGGCATAGGCCTCGGCGGCCTTCACCAGGGCGTTCGCAGCGGTAACGGAAGACGGGTCACGGCAGACCACGTATGCCGCGTTCCATGCGGCTTGTTCCTTGGTCACGATGGATGACTTGATGTTGCCGGTGCTGGCGACAACGACGAAAGCGCTATGCGCAGTCGCAGCGGCCGAGCAGACCTGCGGCAAATTTTTCTGGATCGCACTATCGATCGATCCGGTGGACTGGCAGGCCGACAACGCAAGCGTTGCAGCGACCGCGACAAAGACAGACTTGAACATCATGGTCCTTTTGATGACGGGAGGTTGGAGGGGCATTTCCGTCAGGCCTCGCTTTTCGAGACCGGCGCGCCGGCGCTGGAAAGCTCGACCTTGCCGCCGATCGGCGCGTCGGCCGTCTTTGGCCAGCGGATACCGCCAGTGACGAGGCGGCCTTTTTCGATACGGGTGATCGAAACCGAATTGTTCTGGTTGCCGCCCAGGACGTGGTAGTGCGTCCGGTCCTCGCCGACATAAATCCCGACATGGCCGCCGCCCTTGCGTTCGAAGACGAGGATCGCGCCGCGCGCAATCCGGCTTTCGACGCCGAACTTCTTCCAGTTCAAAGCGCCAAGAGGATTTGCAGGAAGCGCCTCTTTGGGCAGAGTGGTGGCGATAAGATTGCCGATGAACAGACCGCACCAGGGAATATCGTCATCGGTGAAAAAGCTTGCGACCCAGCCGCCGAGCTTCTTGGCCCAGCCCATGATGGTTGGATTGGATTTTGAGCCGGCGATTTCCTTCAGGCCCATGAAGCGGCGGGCCTCGCGCATCCAGACCGGCTCAGCGGGAACCACGACCTTGTCGTGAACGACAAGCGTGCTGCTCGGGTTTTTGCTCTTTACGCCACGAAGGAGGTTGACGGTCGCAGTATCGGCGCGGCCGGTCTCGTTTAGTCCTGACGCATGCTGGAAACGCAGGAGCGCTGCGATAACCTCGCGACCATGAACGCCGTCCGCAATGCCGCCATAAGCGCCGGCGACACGCAGGCGGTCGATCAGCCATTCATCAAAAGTCTGGGTGGTCAAAGGAAAGCCCCGTCATGGTGGCAACTGGCGGAGATCGCGCGGGCCGATATGGGGGCAAATTAGAGTTTGGGCCTGAAACAAATCAGGCCCGCCGTGGCGGGCGGGCCTTTAGAACATTTCAATCTGGCGGGGGTCTGTCTTTCGCCTGGACTTAAGCGGCTCCCGTTTTCGGGCGCGCTTCAAAAGTCTTTCAACACCGCTTTCCGTCAAACCGAGACGTTTGGCAATATCGCGGTTGCTCATTTCGGCATCGACATAACGACGGGCGCGAAACTCGCGTGCCAGAGGCACTCTTATATATCCGCCCGGATAGGCTTTGGCTAGACGGTATGCAGCATCAACGCCGATCGTCGAAGGAAGTTCACTTCGCTCGGGATCGGCAGGGACATAGAGCCTGACGCCGGCATGTGCTTCGACCAGGGAGAAGAAGCCGTCTTCGCCAAGCGTCGATAGCAGATCAAGGGTGAGATCATCGGCCACGGGTAATCCTGTTCGAAATGATGAGCTGCTCTTCGGTCAGCGCCCGCAGGCGTGCTTCCAGCTCGATACGTCGGTGTGAAAAGCGCGGCAGCTTGGCGATCCTTTCCGCCAGCTGGTCACGCCGGTTTTGAAGAACATCGATCTCCCGCTGGTCCGGCCAGCCAAAGAGCGGCATGCCATTCTGGGGAGCGATGTTCCCGGTCATCACTTTTGAGCCTTCTTCAGCCGGCGAACCTGCGGCCCGAAATGGTTCATCACCGTGATCCACTCGGCATCGCTCAAATTCCGGTAGCTGATGCTTTCGGTGACGACGTGGGTGACGGCCTGCCAGAAAGCGTTCGGCTCGGCCGGATGCAGGATCGCCCACTGTGCGCGGGCGATCTTGTAACCGGGGCTTTTCTCGTAAGGCTCACAAGGCATCCGATCAGCCCAGGCGACGCCGACGCGCGCAAGCATGCCCTTCAGCGCCTCAACGACGCTGGCGCCGTCGCTCGCTGTATGGACAAAACGCATGTCGGAAATATCAGGCAGCTGCCTGCCCATGGCGAAGGCTTCCAAGGCACTGTCACGGCGATCGTCGATAACGCCGAGATTGTAGCAGGCGATCCAGAGCGCCCGCATCTTCGGCAGGTACTTGCCGGAAAGCTTGCGCTTGCCGTCGCGGCCGTCCTGGCGAACCGGGGCGGGTCGCGTCACAGTGCCGCGAAAGTTGACAAGGACCTTCTGACGCTCGACTTCCGTCATGTCCTTGATGGAAGTTTTGCCGGTCAGAATGTGCAGCTTGGCGCGATAGGTGTCATCGTCCAGGCCGAGTTTTTTCTGCTCGATCTTGATGGCGGCGATGGTCTTGCTCATTTCGACATCCTCTGCGCCGCGTGGGCTGCAATGTCGGTAAGGCAGAATTCGGAAGACTTGTCTTCGCCGCCTTCCTCGGTCACGACCAGGACGTACATCTTGCCGCCTTTGGCGTGAACGAAATGGCCGTCCTTTAGAAATGCATCGATCAGCGCCGTCAGAAACTGATCAGATTCAAATGTCCTCGGCATCATAGGCCTCGCTGATTTCCTTGGTGGTAAAGGTGGCTTTGAAGACCGGAACGAAAAAGCGCACGTAGACCAACTGGACGGACCAGCCGCGCGATTGTGCCTTTTCCCATGTCTCGCGTTTGCGGTACTTGGATGCGATTGCCTTGGCGGCGGTCTCGCCCCATGTTTTCGGCTGAAGCTTTCCGGTAGGAGAGCAAAGCACATGGCCTTTGGTGAAGGCCGCAGGGATTTGGCGCTTACTCGTCATGGGCGACAAACTCCAACTCGCGGGGATGGCAGTTGCTGTAATGGTCATCACCGTGAAAATGCACTTTGACGTAGTGCTGATGCGATCGGCCTTCCGGCTTGATCTTGCCGTATCGGGCGGTCACCGTGTGCCGGACGAGCCGGTTCACGGTGATCTCGATGCCATAATAGTTGCGGATATAGTCGTAGCTCACCCTGCAAACCTCACCGGGTTGCTTTCCATAGACTGGAAAAAGTGCGACCTGTTTTGCCGGGTCGCAGGTCTCAGGGGGAAGCGGTGTCTGAACTTCACAAGCGACGTTTGTTCGCCTTGATTTTCATTACAGTTGGAGCGGCAATCATTCTGCCGGTGGTTTTCGGTCTGCCTCGCGGCATCGCTGGTCAGGACGGCGACGGCTGGCGAAACTTCATATATGATTTTCAAACTCTCATAGGTGGCGGCGCGGCGGTTGTTGCGGCGTGGCTGACCGTTCGCCAGATGCGCATCACCGACGAGAGAAGCGAGTTTCGTCATCGAGAACTTGTGTCGCTTCAGTTGCGAGCTGATCGGCTCCGCGTCGAGCGTCTTCTGTATCCGTCGCTGAACGAATTGAAGGCAAAGCGAGAATCCCTGTCCGCTTGGCAAGTCGGTATGCTCTCTGACCTTGTTCGCTTCGAAAAGAGAGCTGCGGTCTTTGCTCTCCACGATCTTTACAACGACGTAGAAAATGTGAGGGCTATCCTGAACAATAGCACTACGCAAAGTACGCTTGATCTGCTCGACGGCAGGATGACGCACACCTACGCTCGTGTTGTCACCCGCTTCATTGAGTTGCAGGAACTTGCTCACAGGAGCTTCGAAGCTGTGAAAGAACTTGAGCAGCTCGATACGTTGCAACTCTTGAGAAACCACCAGCTGACGAATAGCGCTCTTTCGCGATTGGGGCCGCTTTTGAAAGCACGAGATTTGGCAATTGGAGAGTTGGCGGATTACTGTAACGGCCTTGAATCGATGAGGAAACAGTATGCAATTCATTGAATCGCCCTCACGCGTCAGCAATGTTGAGAGAAATGCGGATCCACTCCGCATCGTGCGATTCCCGGAAGCTGAAATGCAGGTACTCTTTTGAGCCGATTACCCGCACGGCCGCGTTGATCGCTTCCATCGCATTGATCCAGCGCGGATCATCGCTTTCGATCTTGAACAGTTCGAACACGGCGTCCTTGCTGATCTTGCCAGCCTGATCGACATTGAAGGCACGAGTGACGAGGCCACGGATTTCAGCGCGCCCGTCTTCCGTCCATTCGTTCAGGCATTCGTCGATCAGACCTTTCGCGACCTGTAGCTGCGGCCCGAACTCGATCAACTTGTTCACGCGGGTCTCGACGGACATCAGCCCGTCGATGGTGCGGTATTTCTGGTTACCGGCTCCGGCGCGGCCACGTTTGACGAGGCTATACTGGGCTTCAAGATTGCGATCGAACTCGGCAATATCGGCGCGGGTGTGCTTCTTAAACCGGGCCAGCTCGGCGGAAAGCGGCTTGGCGAACGCGATAATCTTGCGGACCATCTGGTCCTCAAGAAAGTCTGCGGCCTTCACCAGGGCGAGCGGCGTCAGGCCGCCGTCTGCGTTGGTGACATATTGCTTGCCGTTCACGATGGTGATGCCGGCTGCGGCCTTTTCTTCCAGAATTACAGCTTCCATGGGTTTAACCTCATAATTTAATGTGAAAGGGGATCAGGCCGCGTCGCCACCAGACGGCGCGGAAGGTGCAGGGGCATTGGAGGGTTTGGGGCGGAACTGGACGACGTTGCCGCCGTCCTCGGTGTCGGGCCGCATCAGCTGAAGAACCTCGGCCGTGATCGCGTTCATGCTGGAAATCAGCTTCAGGCGATCCTCGAAGGCGCGGCGGTTCCACTCCGCGCACGACCAGGCGTTTTCGAGATTGCGAGCATGATCGGCAATCTTGCCAACGCTCATCACCAGCCTCGACGACATGGCGCGGTCGAGATGAATGTGGCCCTTCTCGGCCAGCTCCGCATTGAGGCCTCGATAAAGCTCACGCAAGAGATCGGAAACGCATTCAGGCTTCGCCGTCATTCTTCTTTCCTCCAAAGTTCGGGCGGATGATGTTGCCTTCGGCCTTTTTCAGAAGGCCTGTAAGTTCGCCTGTCGCGAGCTGCTCCGCCGTCTTGGCGAGCAGCTTCCCGGCCTCGCTGTCGCGAAGAATGGAAAGCTCCAGCTCAAGGTGGCCGGCCTGCTGTGACAGGGCGCGAAGGGTTTTCAGGACGGTTTGGGCGGACTGTGCATCCAGCTCCAGCTTTTCGTCCGCCTTCATCTTTCTGGCTTCCGCGAAGATGCTGGCGAGATACTCCAGATGAGTTTTCAGGGAGGGAGCCGCCGATGTCATAGGCTGTCTCCCATGTCGCGGTTCTTCCAGGCGGCCTGAAGATGCTCCAGACGCACACCTTCCTCGCCATCTCCGATGGCAAGCATGGAGGCGGCTTTCATGGTGCGATCGATCTGGCGCAGCGCGCCGGGCTTGCTGGCAATGCCTTTCAGGAAGGTGGCGCAATCGGTGCCGTCCTCAACGCCCCACGCCTTGATGAGGATTGCAGCGTCCGCAGCCGGGTTGCGCGCCGTCCTGACCTGTCGGTCAAACCGGGAAAGCACCTGCGCGCGGCTTGCGACTGAACGCCCGACGTCCTTTATGAAGGCCGTGGCGGTATCCTCATTGCCGAGCAGGGCAACACCGCACTGGTCGTTATCGACGAAGTGGCGCAACTGGTTGATGGCTTCCGGTACGGCGTTCTGCGCCTCGTCGATGATCAACAGCGAGCCTTCACCGACACGTTTCAGCTTGGCGCCGATCGAGCGGACGAACCGCGCGGGGTTATGCTCATGCACTTCCAGTGCCGCGCAAAGTTCAACGAGCATGCCGTGAACGGTTTTGGTGCTCGGGCTAAGTGTCGCCATGAAGACGTGCGGCCGCGTGTTCAGGAAGTGCTTTGCAGCGGTGGTTTTACCGGAGCCTGCGGGCAGCGTGACGCGGATGAAACCCGATGTCACCTGGGCAAACAGCAAGGCGTTGTAAACGTCCATCCCCACCGCCGTGCGCTGGAATGGGGGCGACACCGGCATCGTGGCCGCCATGTTCTGGCTCGCGTCGAGCGCATCGAGCCAGTTGGCAACCTTCTGGTTGATGTTCGACAGGACGCCGAGATATTTGCCGCCAAACCACGGCGACAACGTGCCGTCAGGTACGTCGGTGCGGCGGGACACTTCGGCTTTCGTCCAGCCAAATTCTGTCGCAGCGTCAACCATGCGCGATGTCAGCTTGCGCCACTCGTCTACATCAGGAGCAGGGTGCTTCGCGATAAACTCGATTGTCGGTTGAGACTGGTCCCACACGCTGTTTGTGTTGGTCGTCTTTTTCATGCTAAGGTTCCTTTGTTCAATTGCGGGGCGGCCTTCGGGTCGCTCATTTTTTTTCGCCCTGTTGGACTGGAACCGTACTCAGTACTTTTCGGCTCTTCT